CTTCTATCACTAGGACGCCACCTGCATCCTTCCATGATCATTTGTTCTGCAAGACTTGGTCCTGTGTCACCTCGTTTGTGCCAACAGGAACTATCTAATACTCCATAAAGAATTGTACCATCTTCTTCCTCTAAATGCAAGACTTTATTTGCTAAATCTTTAGCTAACATTTTAGATACGTATAATTCTCTGTAAATAATCAATTGCCCATCCGGTGCAACGGTAAACCAAAGTACAGCACTATAAGAACCATAACCATAATCACAAGCTCTAAACTTAGGCCAGTTTTTGGGAATATCAAACGGTGTAGTAACATGAACCGTTCTGTCAAATTCTGGAAATGCTGCACCTTCTGCTACGTCCCAATTGCCTTCTAAAAGTCTTTTGCGTTGATTTTCTGGCAACGACAAAAGCATTGTCTCATAGTCACCACTTTCAGCAAGGTACGGATTATCAAATAACTTTGCAGGAATAAACTTTCTTAGAAAAAGAGGATTGCCTTCTTTCGTATGTCCACTAGGGTAAACTAAAGTCTTTCCATTTTCATCTGTGGCCCAGAACGGATTTGCTGCAGGAGCAGGGTCAACAAAGTATTTCTTTACCCAAACATGTCCTGCACCACCGGGGTTTGTAGTTGCTCTCATATACACAGGTAAGTCAGATGCAGTAGACCTCAGACGAGAACGAAGATAATCCCATGCAAATCCTGTGGGCCATTGCGTGAGTTCGTCAAAGCCTATCCAACAAAAAGACAACCCTTGGTAGCGGAGTACATCATCATCTCTATCCAGATATGACAGCCACAATCTTCCACCTGCAGGGGAGGTCCACTGCATCTTTCGTTCCGACCACTTGATGCCGGGAATAATCTTGGGATATAATTCTTGAGATTTCCAAACTAACTCCCTTAATTCTTCTGTAGTTCTACGTAACAGTAGACCTGAAAATTGTGGATGTGCTAGGTAGCGCAGAGGATCAGCCAACATCGCATAGCTTTTACCTCCTCCTGCTGCACCACCGTATAGTACTTCTCTTTCTGATGCCGCTAGAAAATCTGTTTGCGGCCCTTTATTTGGTTTGAATAAAATATTATGTTGTTCTTCAAACGCAATCTCTTCTGGAGTTTCACGTACAACAACTTCAGGCTTCGGCGGCTTCTCTGCTGCCTGTTTCTTTTTTCGCTCCGATACGTTTGCTCTCAATTTCTTCAAGTTTTTCGAGGGCTTTTTGATAGTTTTTAAGCCATGTTTTATATGTTGTTGCCTTACTCTTCCGTTGCTTTTCTTTTTGGATTCGCTTTCTAAGACCAATGTGGGAAATTTCTCGTCCTGTTCTGTCACTCAACCACCCCGCTACTTCTCTATACGAATACTCTTTTAAATATTCTTTAGCTAATTCTAGTGCCTCTAGTTCCTCAATAATAGGTACAAGAATATCTTCATCGTCCTCATGTACCTCATATCCAAAAGGAATGGTTCGACTAATTCTAGGAATCATCAACCATTCGTTGTCATCCTTTAGCCCTACGGGATCGGGCATTTTAAAATAGCCTACATTGTGCATTATTGTTTTTTTCTATTTGTACGAGCTGATACAACTCTTAAATTTCCACGACTATTATTTCTTGGATTACCGTCCTTATGATCTATATGTTTACCATCACCTTTTCTTACTTTTCCTCCTATTTGGAAGACTTTTCTATTTTTATTTCTAGCTGCACGTTCAACTTTCATGCGTTTGCTTTTATGGTATTTAGCATAGTCTCCTTTTTTATACACCATGAGCCGTGTCCTTTGGTGGCAATAACATAATGCCACTAGGAGCAGTCAACTCAACTTTGTCTGTTTTGTGAATACCAATACGATCCAGCAGTTCTTTTGCTGCATTGAGCCTATGCTGATTGCCTAGCTCTGAAGGACGATCCAGAACATTAATCATTGCTCTCGCTGCTCGTGGAGCATTCATAGCAAGATACTCTCTTGTAAGTTCAAGTACTTCGTCCTTCACGGAACGCAGAACTTCGGAAGGACTTGTGCCATCGCTATATCCAGCTATTTGCTTTGCTCTGGTATAGTCTCCTTCAGCCTCATCAAAGAGCACCTTCAGAAATGTTTGTTGTTTATTTGTAAGTTCTCTCACTTGCGTAAGCTCCTATCTCCAAACCACCATGCTACTGCTGTAGTAGTTAAAAACATCATTTGATTTGATAATTCACGTACAATTGTAGGATCATCCTGAACACTAAAGAAAATATATCCTGAAAAACCTAACAGGCCAAAAGTAAGTACAGGACGTACAAATCTTAGTATAGATGCAATAATAGGTGTAGTAGGACCGTATGAAGCATCATGTGCATAAGAAGCAGTCTTAATGTCTGAGTCTGCCTGTGTCTGAACTATTAGCTGTTCACTTTCAAGCTCATCTTTACGGGCTGTAATCTGTAGCTCTTGAAGTTGTAGCTCTTGATCAAATTCCAGCTTCATCTGCTTTAGCTCTTGCTTCTTTTCAAGAAACCTGCCGACTGTACCAATAGCACTACCGATAATTCCTGTAGCACCACCAGATAATACCGAAGCAATAATTTCAAACATACATGTCTCCTTCTACCAGACTGCTGCAAACTTTCGATTGTCTACATGTAAAAAGGAATTATAGTTTATGCCAAACCCTTTAAACCCTGCAAACTTTGCAGCTTCTATTAGTTCTTCTTTATTTACTCCACGCAATGAAATATCAAAAGCGGTAGAAGGTCGAGCCTTAGTAGCTCTATGTTGACTTTTTGGTGCGCCACCTACTTTTGCATTATGTATTGGACATCTTGCTGCACTGTTTATAATTAATGGAACTCTAATAATATCTCTTGTCTTTTGTAATTTATCTATTGCAGCGTCCTGTATAAATATATTACCACAACCACATTTACAGGCTAGTTCTGACCACATAAAGGATGTACTGGCAAACTTCATTAGATTGGCAACTGCAATACTTTCCAAAGCAATGTAAGCATACCTACTACCACCGTAACTGTAGAACCCATAATGACTGCTTCAAGCCTTCGTATTCGACCTGTCAAAGAGTCAAGCTGCCTTTGTGTCGCTTCTGCTCTGACTGCACATTCTCTCTCATGAGCAATCATCTCTGTCTGAACTTGGGCAGCGGTAACAGCCATTACGCAACCTCTTCCATTACAGATTTAACTTTACCTGTTTCTAAATCAAAGGTTTCTAAAATAGATTGAGAAGTCATTTTTCGTAGGTTCTCAGCTTCTAACATATCCTGTGGCTCCACTCCAGTATTTTCACGTTGCCCAAATAGCATCGTTACATTTATTCTTTTATTGTCAAACCCCGGAAGAAAGTTTACATCTGCTGTCTTATGAAACAGATTAGAATCAAACATAACACACCTATTGTACTTGTAAGGAATATAGACAGCCTTTGACTGCTGCTTATCTAGATATTCCATAACTTCATTCTTATCGTCACCGTTATATCTATTAAAGTTCCAATCAGGAGGAGCACCTGCATCCCAAATCCACATACCTCCTGTTTTACCAATGTCTTTTTCTTTGTCGTAATCTGCATTTGCTTCTGTAGGTGTAATCCAGAAGTTCACATTGACAGCAGCAAAGTCTGCATGTATATCAATGCCGGGACACTTAGACTCATATTTAAATGCCCACATCTGCGATAGATTACGTTTGTTCGTCGTATTAAATATCTCTGGTAGATTTTGCACCATCTCCAAAGCTAATGTTTCTAAAGCTTGTGGTGTAAATCCGTTTTGTCGAAAGGCACCCAGATACCCTCTGCCATATAATGTATTCCAAAAAGGAAACTCAAGACAGTAATTCTTTAGTTTTTGCAGTGCTTCCAGATTCATAAAGTCATCAATAACTACAATGTTTGGTTGTGTCTTGTAATAGTTTTCTGAAATAGCATCAAAGGGAAGTTTTAGATTTAATGCTCCCTCGTGCTGATGATGGTATGGAAGTGAAAGACGCCCTGTATTCAGTAACCATAAAAGATGCCCGATATCATGTGCTTCCTTCATATGAAGCATGTGATCCTTGAAAGGCTGGTCATTAGAATTTTCTAGCGGATTGTATTCTTTCTTAGTTGTTTTAGCTTTAGCTCTACGTTGCTTTCTATTCATAAGGACTACGCCTTCTTCTTGGTTCTCCTATCGGGGGCTTTCTTTTTCTTTACGGGTGTTCCTACGGCAATCATTACACTCATGCCACTAGGCTTTCCTTTACCCTTCTTGTCTGCCACATATCTGCCACCATGCATTTTAGCAGCGGCTTTGGCATTCTTTTCACCTTCTTTTGTGTATGGAAATACTACTGTAGGCATATTATTTTTTCCTTTTCTTTTTTTTAACCATTCCACCATAATTAAATTTAAGAGAACGCTTTTTTCCTGCTACAAATTTATCAAAATCAGTTTTTGCTTGTGCAATTTTTTTAGGGTCATCTGTTTTATCTTTCACTGCCTTAATAAATTTTGTTTTTAGCGGACCCATAGGAGCATCCTCTTTTTTTGCTTCTTTAATTCCCTTTACAATTGAAGTAATACTAGCACCAGCAACAGCACCAGCACCAAGACCAGCACCAAGACCCTCCACACGCCTTTTCAAAGTGTAATCTTTTACTCGTTCTTTACCAATAACGGCACTTCTTGTTGTGCCGCCTCCTGCGGTAACTCCCGGTGTCTTTGGTTTTGTCATACTATATGGTTTGCCGCTTACATCCTGAAACTTAGCTCTAGCTGAAGGAGGTAAATTTTTAAAAAACATAGGTTTTCCAGTATCCTTGGATGTTGAAAGTGCGTTTCGCAGCCTTGTAAATGCATTTTTAGCTGCATCTATAGTTTTATGCCTACTAACAAGTTTTCCTACTACCCTTTCCCCAATCTTTTTAACTGCATATTTTGCAGTCGCTCTACCCGCAATACCAGCAATTAAATATACACCATATACTAGAGGTGCTACCATTACTTCTTCCCTTTGTTAATAGGCGTAGGTTTAGCGGACATGCCACCTACATAGAACATACCACTCTTACGATAGTCTATGTTCGCATTGCGCTTTTTCTTCATGCCGCCTTTCATAAAGACACCACGGCCCTTTAGAACATCTGCTTGTGTAACTTTACCGTCACCAGTAAGATCAGGAAATTTTTCCATCTTACTTAGTCCTCATAAGCTTCATGTCTTTAACCATGCCGCCACCAGCGTAAGAATGCTTCTTGCCTTTATACATGCCGCCACCCATCATCTCAGCCTTCTTGTGTATGGGACCACCTTTACGTTTTTTAGTTGCTGGTTCTTTTGCCATCATAATTGCACGTAAGTCTGCTCCTGATGTATCTTGCGTCATAGTTTCTTTTGACATATTTATAATTTGATCTCGTTTTCTTGGGTCCATGCCTAGTAGTGATTCTGTTACCTCTTTAGACATACCTGATTCGTTTGCAAAATCAATTACATCTTGTTGGGAATATCTTGGCCTATAGGGTTTTCCCCTTGCCGCTATTTGTGCTCTTCGTGTCATTTCCGCTGTATCTGCCATAGTTTGTTCTCCTTACATATCCGAATAGGAATCAGTATTTAAATGGCCCCATAGCATGTGTCTCTTTTGTTCCTGTGCATTATGACAATTACAAAAGCAACTGTCATCCTTGCAGGACAAACCTGTGCATTTACAGGCATCAGGAGATGAACAATTTTTACAGTTACAAGCCATTCTAGTGTTCCTTATTTTTTATATAGTCCTGTATATTGACAATATTCTCATCAGACACAATTTCTATAATCATGTTTGTTATTTCTATTTCTTTTCTTATGAAGTCCATTCTAAGCAAAAGCTGTGCAAGCTGTCCCTCATAAAAAGAAAGTTCACGTTCCTTACGTAGCTTTTGTTCCAGAATGTCCGCTAATACAATTATCTTGGACTCGCCATTGCCGTTCTTCATTTCTAGAACACATTAAAAAAAATGTAAGTAGAAGTTATCTTAAAAGACCACCACAAAATACGGTCTTTAGTTACTTCCACAAGTTACATTTTTTTATGCAGCCAAGAAGAAAGCTCTTTAAGCTTCTGGTGCGCCTTGGCTACAGGCCACATTAACCATCCTACCGCTTCAATTGAAACGACCATAACCCATTTTATAAATTTTTTAAACATGTAATCCTCTCCATAAGACTGACTAGACATTTCAAGAACTCTTACATATACCATTCCCATCATATGTTCTAATCCTTGTTCCAACCTTCTGCCTTCATAGCATTGTATACCTGCTCATAAGAAAAAATCTTACCTGATGCAGCACGTATCGCTGCACGAACATACACGACATCATGGTGGGGTAGACGAATGTGCTCTTTATAATTCGCCATGCTTTGGTAAAACTTTTCCAAAGTTAAATCATTATACCATTTTAACTGTTTTTTCTTCTTTGTCAAGTAAAAAATACCTTTTATTTATTTTTACACTAAATCAGCCAATTCAGGAGGTTTATAATTCGCTGATTTAAGGACTTTACCATCTGTCCTGTACATTGGATTACCAAAGCAATCAAGCTTAGACATATTAGAAGCATGGACCCTAGAAAAAGCGGTATCAAAATCCCAACCATAAGTATCAGCCATCCCAACACAGACAACCACGACATCTACAAGCTCCTTTAATACATTCTCTGCAGGTTCATTGTTTATTGCTTCCAATAGCTCTCCTACCTCCTCACGAATGAGGTTCTTACGGAGTACAAGTAACTCAGCATCCTCTACCGTAGCCTTTTTGTAGTCTCTTTTTTGAGGACATTTAAAAGCATGGTGAAATACATACAAACTTTCTCCTACAGACATTCCCTTCATAAATATTTATCCTTTCCTACATATGCTTATGTTAAATATAGTATATGTTCTTTTATATAGTAAATGTTAACATATGCCTATGTGGTATATGTTATGTA